AATAACCGCCAACCTGAACCCCAGTTGAATTTAAACCGAACCCCACTACACCGATATTATTAGCACCTGCCTTATCGTTAATAGCCAAGCCTAGATTGCCAATATTAGTATTGCCTCCACTAAGCCCTTGTTTCCGCTCCTATATTGGAACCTGTTGTTGATCCGACAGCATTAGCAAATAATCCATAATTAGACTGTCCACCTGAAATATATGTAGTGCCTACTCCAGCTACATGATTAATAAACCTACCAGCCGCATAAACACTATTTCCGGTTGCACCTGCTAATAAATCTATATTAAACGGATAATTATTACCTGCATTGGAAGATGTAGCCTGAACATCGACAATTGAATTCCATCCGACGCTTGCAGTGGCGGGTAATGTAGCGGATATTGCAAGAGATTTTGTTATATCTGCTAGTGTTCCTGATGTAATAGTGGCTATATTATCAATAAATACCTTCCCATCAACTTCAAATTCTCCAGATACAAATAAATCATCATCTGTAGTTGCTTGGTTAGGAGTACCAGCCCCGACTATTATAGGGGCAGAATCGCCCGTGAGATTATCTATATTAATAATATCATTCCCTGACATATCTAAATTACCAGTGAGGGTAATGCCCGTTATACTTAAATTCCCTGCATATATATCCCCGACAGGACTGGCAGATGAACCTATATCAAGATTCGAGGGGTTTAATAACATTGCACTTCCTTCCCTACGCCAAACTCCTGATGAAGTTACAATATCAACTGCAAAGGTTGGAGTTGCAACGATTAACAATAATAATATTGTTATAAGAAAATATTTTAGTTTATTCATGTTATATTAGCATTATAGAACTATGTTGTGCATTTCTTACAGCTAAGAAGTCTACATCAAAGTTGTCTGCACCAACAACATTAATAAAAGGGTTTAAAGGTCTTCGTGGTACTCTAGTTGTATGATTAGCAAGGGTAGTAAATGAAGTATCTGCATTAACTAAAACCTCTAGTGATACATGAGCTTTATCCCAACCTATACGGAATATTGTTAAGTCTGTATTCCAGTCTGTGTCCCACGTCAAAGTTGTAGTCTGAGCCTGTGCGGCATCATCGTAAGTCCTGAAAGTTATAGAATTTCCACTCTGGTCTATAAATACATCTATTTTTGCATAATTACCCATAGAAGCATTTTTTAAACCAAAAGCAATATCATCTGTTAAATCTGTAGGAGTTTGCACCCCAGTAGTTGGAAATCTGACAGCAAATTCTATTTGCCCATCAAGCATATCCATTCTCACAATTCCATCATCAGTATTGAACCTAAATCTATCAGGAGTAGTGCCAGCTAAAGCTAAAGTACCACTATTGGTATACCATAAAGCATTAGCAACACCATCTCTATTTGGGTCAACAATGAAATCACTTGGTTGTGATACTTGTCTTTGTAATGGCATAATTAGTTAAAGTTATTTAATAAAACCAAGATTTTTTAAATCTTTATAGTGTTCATCGTCTTTTAGACAGATATCACCCTTTTTATATTCTTTGCCGTTATGAACGACATTTAAAAGTAGAACACATCCTTTTTTAGGTTCTTCTTTCACTTCTTTTGGTTCCTCAGCTTCTACAGCTGGGGCTTCCACTTCCTTTACTTCTGGCTCAACAGCCATTTCTTTTTTCTTCTTTTTTAGTACATTTTTAGTGTAGTTAATTTATAAAATTCTCATGATTGTACACTTCCACATTTATTGGGTAGGGTGTACAATCGGAAAATTCTATACTGGTTGGTAATAGAAAATAGTTACTACCATTGTTCCGTTTCCTTCAGTAGCAATAAGCCCAAAATCTGAAGCACCTGTTACTGTTACTCTAGGAGTAGCATTAGCAGTATGCCAAGCAGTACCAGAAACAGCACCCATATCCACACCCTGAGTAGCAGTAGTAAATACAGATGGAGTACCCGTGTTATATCTATCTACATCAGTCCCATCTCCTATAGTAGCAGTAGCTGTTGTGTCGCCAGCAAAACCTGTTATCGCATGAACAGTTGCCTGAGCGACAACAGCTCCGGCAGGAATTGTTGTTGAAAGGTCTAATTGACCAGTTGCATCTCCATTATCTGTGAAAGAAGCAACAGGGCAAGTTTCCTGATAAACAGTAAGCCTTGGTACAGCAAGATCGGTATTTAGCAAAGCTCCTGTTAAGGCTAATTTAGCATAAGCAATGGCTGCACCTGCAGCAATATCAGCATTTACTATAGCCCCACTTCCTACTATTGCATCAAAATTACATGAGGTATTTGTACCAATATTCTGGTACATTCCTGTAGTTCCTCCAGCAACGTTTGTATCAATTAAGATACAGCCTTTCGCAAAACCTGTACCTGTATCAGCCGGAACAGTTGTACAAGTCCCTAAAAGGAGGTCATCAGCTGAATCATACTGGATTGGCTCAATAGTTTGGCCTCCTAGTGTGATAGTACTAGCAACATCTTGTTGTGCAGGAGCTTTCTGGACTGAACGACTTTTATCATAGTCTCCCATATTATTCGGATTAATTAATAAAATAAGGAGGGTGATAGGCTCACCCTCGGAAGCCGATATTACTACGCAACCGCAGATTTAATTAAGTATGCAAGGGAAGCATCCATTACATTCTGATCGTAACTGTACCTTACACGAACAACATCAGATACTCTTGGCTCTTCTCTGTATGTATCTGTTTTACGAGCTACATCATGGAAAGTATAACCGAAAGTAGCTTTCATCAATGTTGGGCGAGGATTCTTATAGAACATAGTAAAGTCATCATTCCACACATTCGCAAGGCTAGCTGTCTGACCTTCATCTGCACTATCATAGATTGCAGTGCCAACATAAATATTCTCAAGATGGAAAAATCCTTTAAGGAATTGCTTAAATGCATCATCGCTTAATTGACCTCCACTGGTATATTTAACCTGTTCACGTACATCCGGATGAGCTTTTAGTTTCTGCATCACATCATAAGACATAACTACAGAATTTGGAAGTACACCAGTAGCTGCACGGACTGTTTCAATACCAGTCTGAATATCAGAGAAAGGAGTGGAGTTTGTATAATCACTCCATTGGCTTGTTCCTGATAATGTTGTGTTCTGAGAAAGATTTGCAGTTAGAGTCATATAAGCTGCAAGTGCACGCTCTTGGTTAACCCAGATATTGTCCATAATAGTTGCAACAGCATCTCTTTTTGGGTCATATGGGTCATCAGTATTATTTACATACTCATCTGGCACTAGCTTCTCAATTGATCTTTCCCTACAAGCATATGTACCTTGAGATACTGTGTAATCTACAGAATTTGCACGTGTTCCTGGTGCTCTCCAAATACCATCAGCATATATACGCAGATTTTCAGTACCATATTTAGCATAATTGCCAGTTTTTTCCTTTACTTTCAAAGGAGGCAGAATTAACTCAGAAATATAGTTGTCATTAACATATTTCTGTGAAAACTGCGTCAAAATTTTATCGACTTTTGCGTCACCTAATTTTGGGTTCATTTTGTTAAATGGTTAATTTATAAAATCAAAAAGGAGATTAAGCATCAGATGCAGTAACTTCTCCGTGAATTACTAATGTGCGGATTAAATCTCCGCTTTCTCCACTGGTCAAAGATTTTGCTCCGTATTCCTCATGTGCTGCATCTGCAATTTCACCTTTATGGGCAGCAGTTGAAGTAAGGAAGTTGCCAAAGACTACTGTCTCGGCAATGGAAAGTTTTGATACACCAGCAATACGCACTGTAGCAGTTTTTTCTGTGGATGAACCATTTGGTGCATTTTGCAAAATACCAAGTATTTTACCATTTGCACCTGCACCAACTGCCTCTTCACTTGTATCTAATCTTACAAAATGATATTGTAATGAACTTAGATCGCTATTTGTCGGAACAGGTACATCAATTGCACCTTGCTCCGTAACTGTTGTTTGGTCACTCATTTCTTTAATTGGTTAATTGTTAAAATTATTTGGATAATTCAGCAGTAGCCATTTTCTGTGCTTCTGTAATATCCTTTGCCTTTCCTTCAGATAAAAGCTTATCAGCTAATTCAGTGATTGTGTCTTCTGATAATTCTTTTTTCTTTCCTTTATCAGATAAACCATGTTCTGTAAGATCAACTGATTTTACCAAATCAACAATCTTATTGAATGATTCTCGCTGATCTTCAGATAGGGATTTAATAAACGCAACAACTTCTTCCTCATCATCAGGACGAAAACCTGTTTTACGATTTTCACCAAGTGTTAATTCAGAGAACTGTTCAGCAATTTCACCCTTCTCAATTTTTTCTTTGAGTATCTGGTTTTCTTCTGATAAAGTATTTACTTTTTCAGAAAGTTCTTTTTCCTCTTCCTTTTTTTCTTCTTCTCCTTCAACTTCTTCCTTTTTGCCTTCTTTAGCAGATTCTTCCTCTGCTTCCTCAGGCTTTTCCTCTACCTTTTCAACATCTTCTTTTACCTCTTCTGCTTCATCTTCTGAAAGTTTTTTAACCATGTCNTTCATTGTAGATTTTTCATCAGGAGTAACGATGTCTTTAGCCAGTAGACTAGCTAAGTATAGTTTAAGTATTTCCATATTATTGGAGTTAGTTAATAAATCCTCACTAAAAGTGGGAGCCATGTCCTTTATAACAGGACTGTTAGTCAGTGCGATTCCAGAAATTACGTTCTTAAATACCTTTTTGGCATTCTTAATAAAACGAGTCCATTTAGGGATAATCTCTAAAGAAAAATACCTATATGCACCTGTTTTCATTAATTCCATTCCCTCTGGGGTGTATCTATATAATTGTCCGTATAAGCTATATTCACCTGTTAGCTTCTTTGATTTAGACACATACATTGAATTAGGTTTAATCCAAGCATAAGCCTTTTTTTCTCTATTATGGTTAAGGTCAACAGCAATTTCTATCCCTCTAATATCTCTATTAAAGTTATTTGCCATTTCTCTAAGCTCTTTTTGAGAATAAGAAAAAGCACCATATCTAGTATCGTACTGTTTATCAGAAGTAATAAATTCAAAAGCCTTATCTGGGTCGAAATTATCTCCATACTCTACTTCTGCATTACTAAAAAGCCTAAATACCTCAGACATCTCTTTTTCTTTTTCAAGTCGTGCTTGTAAATCACCACAAATACGTTTAGCAGCTTCCTCATCATGCCCCTTCTTTTTTTGGTCTAAAAGACAAGCATTAAAATTTTTATATGGACCAAATGGCATTATATAACTATTTTATGCAGTCCTTTATCGCAGGAAAGCTATTAAACGCATGGTGTGCTTTAATCTATTATATGAATATTTTTTTGAAAATGTAAACACTTTTTTATTCTTTCTCAAACTTTTCCCTCTGTTCTTTTGCTATTTTTTTCTCTTCTTCAAGGTTTTCAGTAGCAATCGGATAGTAATACAGGAATCCTCCATGATGTACATTTAATCCTGTAATAGCATCTATATTTTCCCCATCAGTCTTTTTATTTATCCGCCTATTTATCTCAGCTGCAACTAATATCTTAAACAGTAAAGATGAAGTAATGCCACTCGGGGTTACATCTTTCATCTTCCCTTTAGGCACAACTGGTTTAAACATTGTAAACCCATTCTTTACAGAATTATCATAATGTACTGCATTATAAGCCCCTCTGGCATGAGTTACTGTAGATAATTTAAGGATATTTCTATTAAACTTAATTTTCCCTGCCTGTTTAACTGCTAAATCAATACTGACCTGTGAGCCATAATTTAAAATTACCTTCTCACTCATTCTTCTTGGTTCATTAAATAATATCCCCTTAACATTACTTACATGACCCGACACAAAGCTACTAAATTGGCTCTCGTTAATTTTAATTTCCTGAAGCATTTTAAGGTTATCTTTAATGGCCCCCTTAGACATTATTCTGGTCTTTTCAAATAGTCTGTTTTGTATAGCCCCATTAATAATCTTATCACTTAATTGCTTCTGAACTTTATCTATAAAATCCAGAGCTTTTTTCTGTAATTGTTTGTTCTTCTTACTAAAAGCTAAAACCTTAACCCCGTCCATTAGCTCTATATCAGATTGCCCATAAACCATAGCTAATCCCTTCTGTAATTTTGCCTCAGCAACCTCAACTATCTTAACATAATTATGATATTCACTTTCTAAGTAGTTCTCAAAGTCGGATATATTCTTATAAAATTGTCTTTCCCTATCTGTAGGGGTTTTTGCAAACTGTCGAACCTCACTAGCTTTTATTTCTTTCGGCTCTACTTCTTTCGGCTTTTCCTTTGGTACTTCCTCTGGCTTTTCCTCCTTTATAGCCTCTCTATCCTCATCTTTTATTGGCGGTAATTTTAATTGCTCTCTTATTTTATCCTCATCTGCACCTAACCAAGTTAACATTCCCACTTCTTTTGCAGCCTTGATTGAGTTTATATATTCATCTAAGCTTATCTGGCCAATATCAGAAGACATTAGCTCTGGATAACCCTCTTGCTCTCCAAAATTCTGTATAACTAAATCTTTAATATGCTCATTTATTACCCCTAAGATATAATCCACACTTCCCTGTAAACCTCTAAGGAAGAATGAGCTTTGGTCTTGGCTAAGGGCATTACTTCCTCCCTCCCCTGCTGTAAGGTTAAGGAAGCCAGCCAGAATAGAATCATATATTTTTCTATCATGATGTAATATCATTTTTTCTATTGAGCCTTTTTCTGAGTTACCTTTAGGCACTAGAATATCAAACTCAACTACATTCTCATCAAATACTGCGTAACCTCTTTCATTTGATTTAATATTCTTTACGAGCTTCTTATACTCATTAATCAAATCATCAGAAACACCTGTTTTATGCTTAATATACGGAATACCTGTTCCAAACCTATCAGCTGAGATAGAGGATATTTTATATAAAAGATTCTTCATAAACCAGTGAATATAACAGAATCTTAAAACACTTTTACCCTCGAAGTTATTACCAATCCTCTTATGGCTAAATAGAATTAACTTATCCCATGGGATTTTAGCAACAAATTTACTATTTTCTGTGCTTTCATCTGAGTAATTAATTTCTTGAGTAATACCAGCAGGGTGTCCATCTTCCCATTGTTCCCCATCTATTCCCCACTTTTCTATTGACTCCTGTATACGTGGAGCAAACTTATGCCACATAATTTTACCATCTTTAATTTTGAATACCTTTTCGAATACAGAAAAGCCATAATCATACATTGTCAAAGTTTCCCATAAGAAGTTTTTAAATCCCCCTTGTAATTCATTAAATAAATTATGCTCGATAAAGGCTGCATATTCCACATCTTTAGCCTCCTCGCTTGCAGGTTTTACAAAATACTTAGCTGACATTATAGGATTTTTATATGCATCCAATATTGCCTCTATAGTGCCATCAGAACCAACCATCTCATCTATTGTGTCTATCCTAGTAGCCAGATTCCTCCACTTAGTTTGATAGTCAACATCCAAATATCCCCCAAAGAGGTCTGTCCCGACATGACCATGCTCGATACCAATTCGCTGGTTTTTAGAGTCTTTATTTTCAGGCAATAGGCTTCCCACTGCCTTTCTCATCTTTTGCAATATTAGCATTTTTATTATTGGTTAAGTTTATAATTTTACTGTCATGGCGTAGTTCTTTTTTATCAAAATAATCTATTAATTCATCCATGTCTATCTTAGTAATACGAGCTACTACTTCGATTATTCTGTCTACCTTTTCATTTAGTTGTTTTATTGTCATAATATTAAAATTTAGCTTTCATTAAGTTACCTGCTAAAGTATTGCCGCCTGGACTATCCCCACTCCAAATCTTTCCTTCCCTTTGCATGGCACCACCCCAACAGGCTAGGGCTAAGGAGTCAGCAAAGTCGGGGCTTTCTAATCCCTCTGCTTTCATCTTTTCCTTTTCTACCATCTGTAATTTACCTTGGCTAGTATATTTATATTTTACAGTTGGTAATTGTGCTATTAATTTTCCTATATCCTTTATCGCTATTAAATCATCTCTAAATAACTGCCTTAGATTCCAGAACATTTCTGCTTTTATATTCATAAATAAATCTTCTGTACTACTAGAGCCGAAGTTTACAGGAATTACATTATACCCCTGTTCTGATAAAGCATCTGTTACACCTCCACCAAGCCCTGTATCATCTACTACAAATCTATCCCTTCTTTTTTCAAACCCCATATCATTAAAGAATTTTATAGCCATTCCTGCTGTCTGCATAAGGTCTTTTCCTTGATGCCACTTAGTATCTAAATGTTGATACCTGTGCATAGCTGTCATTACTGTCATGTTATCCCCATATCTGGCAACATCTATTCCAATTGAGCGAGGCTTTAATCCCCATTCTTTAAAATCAAAAGGGGTATATTCTTTTCTTAAAGCTTGCTCCACAAGATGGAGGCCAATTAAGGTATCATCTCCCTCTTCTGGGAATTCAGCCAGAACTCTAGCTTTAAATATTGGGCTATCTTCCCCCCAATCCTCTAAGCGTTCCCAAGCCCATAGCGGAGTTACAAGCTGCGGATACTCCAGAGGCAGACTAGCTATCTCATCTCTTGTTTTAAATTTCTTTAAGTCAGCTACAGTCTTTAGGTTGTTTATCTTAAAATTCGGAGTATCAAATACAGAGATACTAATTTTATTGAACATAGATGACTTAAAACTATCATAGAAACTTCCAACCCCAGCTGTAGGATTCCCGATATAGAGTAAGTGTACAGATTCGGAAGTTAAAAGCCCCTGTATAGCGTCTAAAATATCTTTAGCTACCCCAGCTGCTTCATCTACAATAACAAGTAAATGGTCTGCATGATAACCCTGTACATTATCAGACTTATCTGAGCTAATCCCTTTAGCATACCACTTCGGGCCGATATCATATCTGGTATTTAATAATGTTCCTCCCAGATCTATCTTGGAAGTAGAATGGGCGACCCTAAATTCCCTCCAGATTACATCTTCTACCTGTCTAAAAGTTGGGGCAGTAGTAATAACTACACTATTGGGAAAAGCAAACATAAAAGCCATACCAACTCTGGCTGCAGTATAGGATTTACCAGAACCATGACAACTTTTTACTGTAGTCCTTTGGTTATTAAATACTGACTCTGTTATTTCATCTTGGATATTGTAATGAGAACAACCCAGCACTTTATCATAAAAATTTTTAGCTGGGTCTTTTCTAATATCCTCTAGTAATTTGGTAGTATTAAGCATTCATAGTTTGCATGGTGTTTAGTTATTAAGTTTTTGTTATTTTTAATCTCGCATCTATCTTAACTTCGTGATTTTGTTTGAATATCTCCATTACCTTTTCGCCTGGTATTTGGCTTAGATTCTTTATTATCTCATTAAATACTCTATCACATTCACATAGTACCATGCCTTTTAAAGCCTCTCTATATCTCTTTAGGGTAAAGCCCTGTAAATCCTTTGCTGTAGGCTTAGTAATATTCATACTTTATGAGGGTCACCGCATCTATAATCCAATCCCCTACTACATTTAAAAGTTGGTGCACTTAATTTCTTCTCAGCACTACCTCCACATTTACATTTGATCTCTCTTTCCTCATGCATAACGATTTTTTCTATTTCCTCCCCACATTCCCTACATCTAAATCTATGAAGTGGCATAATTAAAATGGTAAATCAGAATTAAAATTTTGATAAGAAAAAATATGGTTTGTATCTCTGAATATATCTTTTAATATTTTAGCTTCATCTCTACCCATAGTAAATTTTTCTATTATCTTCTTGCCTTTCATCTTCTTTAGCTTAATCCCTGTATTATAAAACTCTATCAGGTAATTATATTCATCATGTTCAATCCTGAATATTTGTGTTGTTAAGGTTTTATTAGCCATATTAAGATTTTTGAGATGATAAATGATAAGCTTTACACTGTTTACACCAATACTTCCTTTTCGGGATATAATCTTTTCTGTTATATCTCTTGGCACAATTAATCATATGATTACATTCTTTCCCTGAATAATATTTTTTCTTTACACATTTATATGTCATAAATTTCTATATCAAGGGCATATTTATTCCCCTTTACTTGCTGCACTTTTGTCTCTACCCATTTCTCATTATCATCATATATTAACCCGTAATTTGTTAAAGCATCTTGCACATATTTTAACCCTCCTGTTAGATTATCTTTATCCATTGGCACTACAGGGTAGTAATGAGTATAAATAATCTTCTTCCTAACCTTCTCTCTTTTTTTTGGTACTGTATACCGTCTTACTTCCCAATAACACATCTCTTTGTATGCCTTCTTCTTGTTAGGGTACATACCCAGAATGCGGTTTAAACTCTCTGCTCTGATATGGGTTTTAAGTATCATAATAATTACTTCTGCCAGCCTATGTGTATGAGACGTAGGTGCCTCTGAGCTTTACCCCAGCTAGACTGACATTGGCTCTCTATTTCTTAGTAGAGCATATAAGCTGGAAGAAATAATTACTCTTTACAATAAAAACAGTAATGCTTAAAACCTTTCCCCACTTCTTTAATTTCCCACCCGACTAATTTAACCCTCTCAATAAATTCATTAACTGCTATTGCACAAAAAAATTCCTCTTCACCACAATTATCACATACTATTTTGCCTTCTTTTAAGTTTTGGTTATAATTAATCATTCCTTTTTCGGTTAAGGATTTTTCCCACTTATTAGACCGATTAACCTCTCGAGTTTTTAAAGTATTCCATAGGTAATTACGTGTTGATATGGAGCATATTGTAAGTGACATTAAGGTTTAATCATCTTTTTTATTATTCTGTTGAGATTGGATTAATTCAGCTAATCCTCTAAACATTGGATTCTTGGAATCTTCCCCATGCTGTATTTTTTGAGTCGGCTCGTTCCCTGTTAATTTAATCGCTACATCTAATCCTTTCCCGATAGCAAAATTATCTTCTTCCTCAACTACATCAACTAAATCACCCTTCTTAAACCGCTTGATAGTCCTCTTTGCGTCTAATAATTGGGTTGTCTTTTTAGCGATTTTTAATTCATCAATTCCAACAGCTCTAAACAAATCTGCCACTGAAATCTTAAACATTTTCCTCAATCTGCTACTTGTAATAAACCTGCTCATATTCCCTGCTTGGTTAGGATATGCTTTCTCTGCTGCTACATTTGGATCACCAATTCTTATGAAGTATTCCAGCCACTTTTTTTGTTGCTCCGATGCCTTTGTGTAAATCTCCAATTGTTCCTCATCCAAAATATCCTCAATTCTTAATTTAGATATTCTTTCCTGTAATTCCCCTGCTTTTTCCTCTGCCAATCTTTTTACTTCCCTTCGTGTCGTCTTTCGCTTTGTTGTGATTTTCTTTTTTGCCATAGTTAATTAATAGCCTAAAACTACAAAAAAGTAAAATAAAATTATTTTAGCTTAAACTCTGTACTCTCAAAAAGTCATTTCTCATGTGTTCCGTTATTTGATGTGTCCATTCAATTCCAAAGGTTTTTTGACAATATTCCAATAAATTAAAATGGAATCCGAATGTGTTTTTACATTCACATTCTTCTGTCATTCTGTGTTTTACCCCATAATTACAAATCCATAACGGTGTTCCTTTCGGTTTATTTTTACTCATGTTAATTTTTTTAGGTTATCAATTATTTGTGGGTTACCATGTTTCAAATTCCTAACATCTAAACTAAGTTTTTCCTCCTTCGTTAACTCTAATCCATAAAGCTCATCTTTCTCTAATTCAAAATCCCTTCTGACTGATAATACCTGATGTAATACAAAACATTCGCCCTCAATGATAACAATCTTCTTCCCTAAATCCATTGACTTCATTACTGCTAATGCTGTTTCTGAATCAACGTTAATCGATGTTTTGTCCATAAAGTTAATCCTATAATTTTTAATTCCTTCCATAATAATTTTGGTTATGAAATAAATACTGCGTTTCCGCCTTTTTCTTTTGCCTGTAATAGTAATTGAGTATATTTTTCTCTAAGCTTTGCACCACATAAAATATTACCCTTCCAAAAATCACTCTCTTGTGCGAATTGTATAATCTTTGCAACTTCGTTATAATCTCTCTTATCAATCCTTATGATCTTATCCATAGCATCATCCCACTTTCTAGCATTTTTATTAAACTTAGGGTCATTCTGTTTAATTAACTCATAAAGAAAGTCTGATAATTTCTGAACTTCTTTTGAAAAAATTTTTTGTTTTTTGGATTTACCACTTTCTTTTGTAATAGTTTCTTTTGTAATAGTTTCTTTTGTATCTAAACAACTGTTTAGTATCTGATTATCCATTTGTTTAGTAGTTTTTAAACGTTTGTTTAGTAAACAACTGTTTAGTATACGTTTGTTTAGTATCCATTCGTTATATCTCTTATTAAAGCGATATTTGTTAATATAACCACCTTTATTAACTAGTATCAATTTGTTTAGTATCAATTTGTTTAGTGTTTTGCATATAGCTTGTAATGAACTTCTGGTAAATTTGACAAATTGCGTAAGCGATATACTATCCTCTTTTTTCTTGAATCCATATGTCTTCCTTATTATACATAAAATAACCTTAAATTCAGTACCATTTAAACTAGCTTTTGTTAAAGCCTCCAATATTTCATTAGCAATTATTGTGTACCCGTTTTCTGTTTGCGGATTAGCCATTATTGCGGGGTTAAATTACTTCAATACCGCCATTACCAAAAATACCCCGCAAAGAGCTAGTAATGGCGGTATTGTAATAATCTAATTTAAACATTTTTTGCGGGGTAAGTATTTAGTATTATCTATTTTACTCCTTTTATTTTGAAAAGTAAAGTTTATTTATGTTCATATTTAAAAGCTTCAATATAATTCTTAGTATATACCAATGATAATTCTACAATATCTTTTTCTCCATTATCCCTTTTTATAATCGCAGGTGCTAATGTCATCCCTGGTATTTTGTTTAAATATTTTTCTTCAATCTCTATTTTTCCTATAATAATACCAGGATTAAAATGTAGCGTGATTGGGATTGTTTTTTTCATAATTTTAAAGTTAAATATTAGTATATCCCCAGTAATCATAGAAGATTTTAGCCCTTATATAATCACTAAAAGTTAAATAGCAATCGTTAAATTTGAATAGTCCTTGTTGTGTTTCGTACATCTGGTTATTATCAACAATTTTTTCTGTTTTCCTGAATAGTAATTGATTGGAATATCTCCAATTTGCTTGTCTATCATAATTTTTGTATACGTCCATTTTTAATCTCCTAGTAAATACTCGGAAAATCTAGTAGTTAAATCATCTTCTAAATTACCTCTATAATATCTATATTTATCTATAACATCATCATAGTAAATAAAAACTGTGCCACTTTTTAATTGCTTTATATCAAAGTTATAGAAATCTATAAAATAATCATTATTATCTAGCCAAATTTCAATAAATTCTACAAGCCCATCTGCAAGCTTTTCACAATCCGCATGCCTATATTTTCTCCTTGGCACTACTTCATTTAATTGTTTCCAACCTTCCTTAGATAACATTTTTGATGAAAATAGTTTGTCTTCAGATATTTTTATCATATTTTTTAATGGTGGTAGTTTAAACATTCTACGATTTTTATTTTTCATGGTGTTAGGATTAAATTATAATAATGTTTGTTGTTCAAATTGTTTAGTAGGCTTATTAAAAGCTTCATTAAATATATATAATCCGAGTTCCGGATTTACCATATTCCGGTAGAGTTTTACGCTTATCAATACCTGTATAACTTTTAAGATCAAATCCATAAACAGGCTTAGAGCCATGTATATCACTATGCCTTCTGTCGTCATGTATTTTTCTGTATGTGATATCAAAATTAGTCCAGAACAAATGCCTTTCTAATTCCTTTGCAGGGGATTAAAGGTTTATAATAAGGTTTTACATTTTCCACTATCCATTTACATTCTTTTGGTGCAAAATGTTGTAATAGTATTATTTCCTCGTACAATTTCATATCCGGATATTTTGCTTCATATTGCCCTTTTTGTACTCCACATCTTCTAATGTCTGAATGAGTCGGACAAGGAGGACTTGACCAAATAAAGTCAAACTCTTTAAAATGATCTAAAAGATATTGATGAGCGTCCGCTACAATAACTTCATCATCTGGAAAGAAGTCTTGATAAATAGCTGCTATTTGTGGATTAAATTCAATAGCTGTAACTTCAACATTATTCCAAAGTTTTCTATTGCCTCCAACTCCGCAGTAGCAATTCAATACTTTTAACCTTTTGTCAACCATTTGGATTTGTTAAGTTTATAATATTCCTTCATGTACTTTTTTCTCTTTATTTTATATTCACTAGTATTTCTTTTTTTAAAATATAAACTAGAACATTCTATACACCTATTGGAAGGTGTTAGACCTTTTCGTTGATAAAATTTGTCTAGTGGCAGTTTTTGTTCACAATCCTTGCATGGTTTTAATATCCAAACTCCATTTTCTCTAACCCATCCAGCATGGATTTTTTGATGATCTGAATTTGTGAGAAGTTCTAAATTATCTAAATTATAATTTTTTTTATTAAAGTCTTTGTGATGGATTTCGTATCCTTTAGGTTTTGTACCATTAATACGTTCCCAAACATATACATGAATATTTATATCTTTCCCATTAATACATATTTTAGGATACCCTTTTTTGTCATACCATACTCCGAATCCCTCAAATGTATTACCATTAGAGCCTTTGATGAATTGTCCTTTTTTATTTCTTTTCATGCCTTAATAATATTAAACTTTTATATAGATGTCAATAGATGTATAGATTTAATATTATCATAGTTTTTGTTAGTGGATTGGGTGAACAAAAAACATTATATCAAATATTTTATTAAATGTAAATACATTTTAGTATTGCTTTTTCAATTATATTATGATAAACTACTTGCTGTAACATAAAAATAACACCATGAATTATAAAGAATTTTTACAAAATAAAAAATTTAATCTAGCCAATGCAGGATTCGATGTTAATGAATCCGAGCTTAATCCAATGCTTTTTGATTTTCAAAAGGCAATAGTCAAATGGAGTTTAAAGCGTGGCAAGTCCGCCATTTTTGCAGATTGTGGACTAGGTAAAACACCTATGCAATTAGAATGGGCTAATCAGGTTCATAAAAAAACAGGGGGTAAAATATTAATAGTTGCCCCGCTTGCTGTATCATTACAAACAAAAAGAGAAGGTAAAAAATTTGGAGTAAATGTTAATGTCGCAAAGACAGATGAAGATATTATAAATGGTATAAACATTACTAATTATGAAAAACTGGATAAGTTCGACTGTACACAATTTGACGGTATAGTGCTTGATGAGTCTAGTATTTTAAAATCATTCACAGGCAAAACAACACAATCATTATTGGCAAAATTTGAAAAAACAAAATATAAACTTGCATGTACAGCTACACCTAGCCCAAATGATTATACCGAGCTTGGCAATCATTGCGAGTTTTTAAATGTAATGGGTAGAAATGAAATGTTATCTATGTTCTTTATTAATGACGCTAGTAATGTAGGTGATTGGCGTCTTAAAAAGCATGCTGAATCCGAGTTCTGGCAATTTGTAGGTTCGTGGGCTGTAATGCTTGCTACTCCAGATGATCTAGGTTTTGATGGCTCAAAGTTTATACTACCCGAAAAAACAGTCCATAATGTTATATTAGAGGATAAATCAGAAAATAAAGAGACTTTATTTTCTATGCCTGCAGCTGGAATGAGTGAAGTAAGAAAAAGTCAAAAAGAATCACTTGAAGAGAGATGTAAAAAAACCGCTGAACTCATTAGGTCAAAACCAGATGAACAATGGCTTATTTGGTGTCAATTTAATGATGAGGGGAATCTGTTAGAAAAGCTTATACCAAATTGTATAAATGTAAGTGGAAGTGACACAGATGAATATAAGGTGCAAGCAATAGAGTGGTTTATTGGAAATAAATGTATTTGCAATTCAAATTTGTTTCGTGGTAAACTGGCAAGGTGGAAGAAGAATCACTCACATATTGGCAAAAATATTATAGAAAAAATCGTGATAAACGCTTACGAGAATCAATTGAATATGAGAAAAAACACAAAGAGCGCAGAAGAGAATATAATAAAAAATATAATCTCAAAAATAAAGAACGACTTAGAAAACAGCGTGCAGAATATAGAATTAAAGTGTGGAATGCTAAACGACGAGAAAGATATAAAACTGATTCGGAATTTAGAGAGAAATGTAAAAGATCAGCTAGAGAAACTACAAAAAGAAATCCTAAAACTAAACTTAATCAAAGACTTAAAAAATACGGAATTACACTTACTGAATATAATAAAATGTGCGAAAATCAAAAAAATAAATGTGCAATTTGTGGAAAATCAAATGGAAAAGATAGATTATTCGTCGATCATTGCCACTCAAAAGGAAATATCAGAGGATTGCTATGTTCTAAATGTAACTTTGGACTCGGAAATTTTAATGATAATACAGAATTATTGGAACGAGCAATTTTGTATTTGCGGTCATAAATCAGGGGAAAGGAATATAGTCAGTAAAGCAAAAATGTTTGGATTTGGTTTAAATCTACAGAATTGCCATAATATGATATTCTGCGGTATATCATTCAGTTATGAGGGATATTATCAATCAATAAGACGTTGCTGGCGATTCGGGCAGAAAGAAAAAGTGGATATTTATGTTGTTATAAATGAACGTGAATTATCTACAATAGAAACAATAGAATCAAAAGAAAAAAAGCACGAGGAAATGAGTAGTCAGATTATTAATTCAGTTAAAACATTTTTTAATTTTAAACAAACTAAAAACATTTATATGGAAGATATACAAAAACATGATAGATTCACTGCTATATTAGGTGATAGCGTAGAAAAAATAAAAAGCATAAAAGACAATAGTATTGATTTTATGATTTATAGCCCCCCATTTTCAGATCTGTATACTTATTCAAATTCAGATCGTGATATGGGTAATAGTAAAAATGACCAGGAGTTTTATAAGCATTTTGAATTTCTGGCAAAAGATTTATTCAGAACATTAAAAGAAGGTAGAAATATGAGTGTGCATTGTATGAATTTAAGTTATAAAAAGTTTAAAGACGGATTTATAGGAATGAAGGATTTTAGAGGGGATTTAATAAGGATATTCCAAAAAGCAGGATTTATATTTCATGCAGAAGTTACAATTTGGAAAGACCCAGTAGTCCAAATGCAACGAACAAAAGCATTAACATTGCTACATAAGCAGGTAAAAAAAGATAGTGCGAGATCAGCACAAGGATATGCTGAATATTTACTCACATTCAAAAAACCAGGAGAAAATAAAGAGCCTATAACACATACAGCAGATGATTTTCCTGTTGAGATATGGCAAAAATATGCTAGTCCAGTTTGGATGGATATAAATGTTAGTGAAACACTACAAAAAAAGAGTGCAAGGGAAGATAAAGATGAAAAGCATATTTGCCCATTACAGCTTGATGTTATCCGTAGGGCTGTTTATTTATGGTCTAACCCAGGCGATATTGTTCTTAGTCCTTTCATGGGCATAGGCTCAGAGGGATATGTAAGTCTTGAATGTGGAAGGAATTTTATAGGGATAGAGCTTAAAAAATCATATTACGATCAAGCTGTTTTAAATCTTGAAAGAGCTTGTAATATTAAACAGCAATTAACTATACCATTATAATGCAAAATAAGATTTTAAAATTCACAGAAGATAGAGACTGGCTGCAATTTCATACACCTAGAAATTTAGCTGAATCAATATCAATTGAAAGTGCCGAGTTATTGGAGTTATTTCAATGGGGTAAAACACCAGATGACAATGAATTAAAAGATGAATTAGCAGATGTAATGATATATTGTTATCAGATGTGTAATATTAAAGGGTGGAAGGCTCACAATATCATTGCACGAAAATTAAAAATCAATGAAAAAAAATACCCGATAAATAAATCAAAAGGTAAAAATTTAAAATATAACCAATTATAAAAATGTACACAGTACAACAATTAGCAGATCATTTAGGAGTCCATGAGCAGACTATTTATACATGGATAAGAACAAATAAACTTCATGTTAAACGCTTTGGCACAGGTGATGAAAAGAAAAGAATCAGAATAACACAAGAACAGGTTGATGAATTTATGCAATAGTATTTCTATTTAATTAATTCTTTTTACTTGCAATTATGTAAAAAGTGGAGTAATATAGTTACAGACAACAAGCAAACACGCCCACAACTAATAGAACGGGATAACCTGCTAGAAGTCTAAAACTTTACCACTTAAATTTACTACTATGAAAACTACAAAAGAAGTACAACAATTTCTAAAAGATAACGGATTCAATTTATCAGTTAGAAAATGTACAGGAACATTAAAGCAATATTTTATGATTGGTGGTAGAAAAAAGAATGGAATTTATCCAAATATTAATACTCAAGAGTTAACAGATTTCTTAAATATACATTTTAAGGGATTTGCAAATCACCCATTTAATAGACATTATAGCTATAATGGTGGACTATCAACTTTAATACAGAGATAAATTAAAAAACTTTACTTCATAACAAAAACTAAAATGCAAGTAACATTATTATCAAAAAAAGAACAGATACTAAAATTACTACAAATAGGCTCATGGATTACACAACACGCTCTAAACAAAATATCTTATAGATATGGGGCAAGGATTCACGAGCTTAGAAAAGACTACGAAATAGAAATAAAACAAATACAAAACCCTATTACTAAAAAATATATCCCAGGTGCTTTCGTTTATAGATACCTAGGAAAAATAACTAAATAATTATGAGCTACTTATTATTACACGATGGTGCAAGTCTTTGCAACCCTGGACACGCTGGGGCAGGATTCGTTATCAAAGATAAAAACCTAAAAATTATAACAAAAAAGGCTATATATCTTGATAAAAATACTAATAATTACGCAGAATATCTTGCATTAATGTTAGGCTTAAAAGAGGCACTAAAACTAAAAATAAAAGATATTGTTTGTGCTACAGATAGTAATTTAGTAGTTGAACAAATGAATGGTAAATTTAAAGTTAAAGCCAATAATTTAAAACCTTTATATGCTGAGGCTCAAGACTTAGTAAGTCAATTTAAAAAAATTAAATTCTATTGGATTCCACGAGAGGAAAATACAGAGGCTGATGAATTAAGTAAAGATGCCATACAAAAACACTTAGATAATAACGGGGGGATATTAGAGGGGATTCTAAAAAAACATAACTTTAAATAAAATGGATGAAGATTATATAGACCCAGAGGAATTAGAAAAAGAAAAATGGGATAATTACAGAGATGATATTATGATCGGACTACAAAACAATTAACATTTAACAACATAACACCATGCAAGAATCAAACCTAATTACACAAGTAGACCATTATAGCGTTGAACGTGTAAAAAATATGCTAACAATAGCAGAACAATTTTTCAAGGCTGGATGTTTTACTTCAGACGTAAAAAATACCCAGCAAGCTTACGTTAAAATACAGGCAGGGGCAGAGATGGGATTAGCCCCCATGGAAGCAATGAGCGACCTTGTTTTAATGAAAGGTAATGTAACATTCTGGGGCAAGGGATTAGTAAAGAGATTCCGTAAGTTTGGATGGCAGATTCAATACACAGATGAATCAGATAATGGAGTAACAGCAACAGTTACAAATAAAGATGAGGCTTACAGCGAGACAGCTACAAAAAAAGAAGTACAGGCTGGCTTTGGATATAAAGCAGATCCAAAAGCTAAGATGAGATATCACGCTCTGGCTCGTATAGCTAGACAGTATATTCCAGAGATACTAGGCTCAATATCTTATATAGCAGAAGAGGTACAGGCAAGTAAGACAGATTTTAATAAAGAGATTATAGATATGCCAGAACAAGATTTCACAGCTGAGATTGCTAACCTAAAAAACCTTGAAGAATTGACTACTTATTATAATAAAAATAAGGGTAAAGGAAAAGAGGTGGACAAGGCAATGTTAGTTAGAAGGGCAGAATTAGTACAGGAAGAACAAGAAAAATCAGCTGTAAAGGATTCCTTTACTGCTGAAAAGCCAGAACAGCCTGTTATAGAGCCAGAAAAAGTAGAGCCTAAGGAAGATACTAAAAAAGAAGTAAAACCTACACAGCAGGCAGAAAAGCAACCAGAAAAAGAAGTTAAGCAGGATTCATTAAAGCTTGTTCTAAAAGGTATAACAAAAAGGATTGAAGATACAAAAAGCTTGGAGGATTTAAAAAAGCTTTCAGAGTCAGAAGATTCTAATATTAAAAAACTAGATGAAGCTGACCAGAAGATAGTAATGGATTTACTTGTAGCGCAGGAGGTTAAGCTAGCAGAAGCCGTAGAGCAGAATGCTATGGACGTATTTTATGACGATAAAAAATAATTATGACTGAATTGAAATGTACGTGTAAAACAAAGGATTGTCCAACAAAAATAAATTTAAGCAATGCAGGTGAGTTATGGATAACAGATAAAGAGGGAAAAGAAACTTTAATGTATATAGACGCTAACACTATTGTAGAAATGATTAAATATCTAAAGGATAACTTAATTAAACTAACAGAAAAAGAATTATGAAAATATATAATAATTTAGAACAAGGCTCAACAGAATGGCATGATGTAAGGGCTGGGAAGTTAACAGCCAGTACAGCCCAGCCTATAGCGACAGCAGGCAGAGGTCTTGAGACATTAGTATATGAAATAATGGCTCTTAAATACTCAAGTGGTGAATATGATTCTTATAAGAATGCAGATATGGAAAGAGGGAACGAGCTAGAAGCAAGTGCAGCAGGAATATATGAGATGGAAACAGGGAAGCAATTAGAGGTAATAGGATTTGCAGAACTTAATGAATATGTAGGCTGTTCCCCAGATAGACAGATAAAAGGGGAAAATGGAGGGGTAGAAATTAAATGCAAAAAGGATAGTAAATATCTTAGAGCATTAATAGAAAAGAAGATTGATAAATGTTATATCTGGCAAATGCAAATGCAGATGTTAGTAATGGGTTGGGATTTTGTAGACTTTGTAGACTACAACCCTAACTTTACAAAAAATATAAATATTACACGAATAAAAAAGGACAAGAAGATGCAGGAAAAATTAGAAATAGGGATTGTAAAGGGTATTAAATTAATAAAAGAGATTGGAAAGAATTATAAAAAAATAACTAAATAATTATGATAAAATTACTACAAAATTATTATAAAGAATGTGATTTAGTTGCCGATTATTTTTTAATGGATTTATACCCAAAGGATAGTGAGTTGTATGAGGATTCCTATTGGGTAGCAGAAAATATAGGTGAAGTATTAGCGTGGGGTGATTGGTATGTAGATATGCATGAGATAGTAGATTACTTTAAATACGATATGACACCAGATGAATTTTTTGACTGGTACGATACAAGAACTGAACAACAAATTAATATAAAAACTTATAAGCTAATTAATAAATAAAAATGAGTAATATATTTAGCCCAATATTCAAAGAGCATAACGAAAAAGTGAGGCAAGCTCATATTAAAAGATATGGAGTTGATATTAATAAATTAACTCCTAAACAAAAAGAGCAGCATTTTAAAAAACATACATTAATAATTGATTATGAAAAAAATATATTGTGAGATTCTATTTAAGAACTCAAAACGCAAAAAAGAGGCTTCATCAATAGCTAAGGTTAATGGTAAATTACATATAGCATTTTTCTTTCCGCCTGATTTAGAAAAATATGGAGAAGTTCCTCAGATAATTTTCTATTATGGTAGAAAGATATTAATCAAGAAAAATCACCCATTATTTTATGATGAAGATATGAACCCAAGTAATAGAATATCAAGATTTTATAATTGTACAATACCAATATTTTGTAAATACAATAAAAAAAATGACAATCTAACCCCGCTATCAGTATGAAGCCTACCAAGACTTATAAAATCAGATCAGCTACAGATAAGAAAAAGATTCATTATGTACACTACTTCTCAGATGGTAAATTAGTCTGTACTTGTAAGGGGTATGAGTTCCGTAATCAATGTAAACATTCAAAATATATACAAAATAACTATCTAAAATATGTCAATGATAATAACAATAATGGAAAAGATACAGCTGGGCCAGACTTTAAATGAGCAAGAACAATATTTCGCACATATCCCATTCTATAAATTAATGGGGTATGACAGTCCCGAAGACTATTCAAGGGCAATAAAAAATAGGTCTTTTAAGCCCTGTAGTTATAATAAAAATACTTAATAATTTATCTATTAAATCAAAAATAAAATGACTTATCTTTATTACACCATCGGCATCATATTCATTCTTTCTTTATCGTTAGAAATCTATGAATTTTATTACTTAAACAAAAAACGAAATGAATTTAAACTTAATAAAAAAATACTTACTGCCTGCACTAAAGGTTACCTTAAGGCTCATAGGAGAGTTGCTACTGATAATCCTAGTGAGCCCCTTTCTATTCCTAAATTTATTCAGAAAAGAATGGAAGCTGATAAAAAGGATTTGGCTAGCGACAATCCGACCAATTACAAATCTATTAATAAAACTTACAAAAAGCCGAGAAGGCATATTCGCATTAATTTCCCTTTGTGGCGTGATAGGAATACTGGTTTTTGGGGATAGTAGTATTCAGGCTCATAGAATCCCAGAGGCAAATGCTAAGGGTGAGCCACATCCTATAGTAAAGCAATCATCTAACTTAGATGAATGGATAGATAAACATTGTGATGAAGATACAATTAAAATAAAAGACAAAATAAAATGGTATGCAGAATACAGCAAAATAAAACCAGAAACAGTATTCGCAATAGTGTGGGCAGATACTCAATGTGGCAAAAAACTTACTACAAAATATAATTATGGAAATGTAGGGAATAATGACAGAGGGGATAGAATAGGCTTTCAATCAGCCTTTGCAGGTTGGCAGGCAGTCATTGATACTTTGAATAATAAATATCTAAAAGGTAATACAATGATAGGACAATTGAGTAATGGAGGAAGAAAAATGATCAAAGCTAAATATATCTGTAAGCATGCTATCATTCCCTATAAGTGTTATGCAAGCTCATGGGAAAATCATATAAATAATATGCTAAGGGCTTTGGATTCAATGGGGTATAATAGTAGTGCTAAATATCCGATAAGGATATAGTAATATCTACTTGTTTCAGGGATAACCAAGTTTAAAAAACCCTAACAATATAACTTAACTTATCATTATGAACAAAATATTATACACAATAGGAGCAATAATTGCATGTGTGATTTTATTAGTTTTAATAATTTATCCTATACAATTAAAAATAAAAGAAAATGCTAAAATACAAACAGTAAAATCACAAGTATTTAAAACTCAATTAAATAAATGTGAAGCATTTCAAATAGGTAATTATACCTGCATTAAATGTGGATGGTCTATGGAGTGTGTTAAAATAGAAATGCCAAAGAAGGAAAAAGTAACTCCTATAAAATAAGATTATGAAAGAAATATTTAAAAAAACAGGGTGGGATAAAGAAAAGCCGCCAAGATATAATGTATCTGATTGCAAGCATATTTTTTCTCTCGCAGACCTTCTAGCAAATAAGAGCTGGTGTAAAGCTGTGTGGGGGGAGAGTGAAATAAAAGGAGATGAGATATTACATTTTGGTTGTGATTATCATTCCACATATGCTTTTCAGACACTCCAACAACAAGGAGAAAAGGAATGCATTAAATATATTAAAGAAACAATGATATGACTAAAAAACAATTTATAATAACAATGGCAGTAATATTCACAGCATTCTTTATATCTCTGATTCTAATTTATTTCTTAACTGCACCTGACCTTCTAATAATTAATTAACCCAAATAACATGAAACAACCAGATGTTATAAAAATTGACAACGTAGAGTATGTCAAAAAGTCTAAGTCAACTCCTGCACCAGACTATAAAGGAATGGAGTACTGTATAGTCCGTACTCATTCAGCAGGTTGCTTTGCAGCTTATGTTGAGAAAGAGTGGACAGAAGATAGTGTTAAATGTGCATTACTTCAAAAGTCTCGTAGGCTTTGGTATTGGGATGGAGCTGCAAGTCTTTCTCAATTGGCAATGGAAGGTGTTAAAAAGCCTGAAAATTGCAAATTTCCCTGTGAAATAAATAATCATAAAGTTTATAATGTAGTTGAAATTATACCAGCTACAGAAAAAGCTCAGGGATCAATTAACAATGTAAAAATATGGGAACAATAACAACTAAATTTATGCGTGGCTCTGGCTATGGCTATGGCTCTGGCTATGGCTCTGGCTATGGCTATGGCTATGGCTTTGGCTATGGCTTTGGCTCTGGCTCTGGCTATGGCTCTGGCTCTGGCTATGGCGATAGCTCTGGCTCTGGCTATGGCGATAGCTCTGGCTATAGCTCTGGCTATGGCTCTGGCTATGGTTCTGGCTCTGGCTATGGCTCTGGCTCTGGCTTTGGCGATGGCGATGGCTCTGGCTCTGGCTGATATTTTAACTGCACCTGATACATTTTTACAATGAATATAGAAAAAATAAAACAGGAATGGAATGGCAATACCTTCAGTGAATTTGGCATGGTCATGCTTAAAGACGGCAGTATATTTGAAATTAACGAATATATTGAGTATGTTTACAATAAAGCTTACGAAGCTGGCAAGAAAGAGGCAAATAAACAAAAGATTATAGAAGCTAGTAATGCTGAAATATTTTAATTTTAAAAATATGAAACAATTAATTGAAGAAGCAATACTACTGGGTGAACCCTACGGGGCAGAGCATAAGCATCCATCTGAACGTACACAAATTGAGGGAGAAATCTCTGGTATACTTTCATACCTCAGGATGATGGAAGAGTGTGTGCTTACAGAAAGCATGAGTGTTAGATTGGACTTTCAGCAGGAGATACAGGAGAGATTTAAGAGGATTAAGTTTCTGATTTTACAAATTAACCAATAAAATTATGCCTAATACAAATTGTACCAATGTAGATAACTGTCGTGGCTGTCGTGGCTGTGATGGCTGTGATAGCTGTTATGACTGTGATGGCTGTTATGGCTGTGATGGCTGTCGTGGCTGTGATGGCTGTGATAGCTGTTGTGGCTGTTATGGCTGTGATGGCTGTCGTGGCTGTCGTGGCTGTTATGGCTGTCGTGGCTGTTATGGCTGTGATGGCTGTTATGACTGTCGTGGCTGTCGTGGCTGTGATGGCTGTTACTATTCTTACGGGATAAAAGATTGCAAAGCGGTTTATAAATCCTTATTCTCTAAAGATTTATTTGGAGAAAAGTATATGCTGTTCAATAAACAAATAACAGAAGAAAAATTTAATGAAATAAACAACAAGATAAGAGATTTTAATTTTTACCCGAAACAAACAAATGCCTTTGAGTTACTTAAGAAAGCTGGTGAATGGTCAGCCATAGAAACACAACAATTAACCACTAAAGATTTTACTGAGGATTGGGCTAATATTCCTGAAGAGATGTTAGAATATATCAAAGGATTAAAAGAATTTGATAAGGATATTTTTAAAGAGATTACAGGCTTAGATATAGATAATAAGGCAGAAGAATTGACTATGGAAGAGGTATGCAAGGAGTTGGGGAGGACTATTAAGATTAAAAAATAGATGTATAAGATTCTTATACATTTGTATAAAAAATTAATACATAACACTTAAATTATGTTTAAACCAATACACAACGAAGATTACACAGTAAAAGTAGATGATAGTTGCATACTTGTAAAATGTGGAAAATCTAAAGTGTGGCTTTCACCTAAATTACTTAACTGGTTAAAAGAAAATGCCGAGACGTTTCTCAATGAAAATAAAGGCGAAACCAATAGTACAGATTCTTTGGGAGAAGAACAATAAAGAATGTTTTTATTGTAAAAAGACAATACCCTTAGAGCTTGCCACTAAAGAACACAGAATCCCAAAAGCACATGGTGGTAGAAATCATATATCTAATTATGCTTGTAGTTGTGTAAGCTGCAACTACTTAAAAAAAGATATGCCAGAAAGGGAGTTTATAAAGTATTTAAAAAACATGATATAATATATACATGAAACAAAGCCCTCCAATCTTAATTCATTTATACCCAAGGGGCAACATGGATATCCGTGCCTGCCAGATGAGACGTGATTATATATTCGATGTTATAGGAGAGGGGCATGACAGATTGGTAAGTATAAGAATGGTAGGTTACTAAAAAAGAATTAGCAATAGAAGCCAAGGCGCATATAGTTAAACTACTACAGGAGTGCCAGACTAAAGAGGATTTAAACCAAAATAAATTTTCCTCGGATGAGTTCGTAATGTTAAGTAGGTATCAGAAATTGTAACTATAAAATATGAAGAAATATATAGATACTGGTAAAACCAGAATAATTAAAATTAAAAAAATAGAATATTATTGTGATAATTGTGGTGAGAAGTTAGATAAGAATAATTATAAGACGACATATCATGCACAGCATGAGGGTACAAAACATGTGTGTAAAAATAAGCCAAAATGCAATCCTTTCCATAAAAAAAATAATTGGTAGCAGTTAGTGTTGAGTGGAGAATAGGAATAAAAATCTCACATGTGAGCTTTGGTAGAGAATGAAGTACAAATTCTCATTTATCCACTGGTTCTCTCCATTATGTACATTGAGTAGGTGAAAGCCCCTGCCTCAACACTAACTATTATCAATTAACTTAAAAATTATGGTAGGAATAGGAACACCTTATTGCAATAAATGCGGAGAAGAGTGTAGTGGCTTAACAAATAATTTATGCTACATGTGCAAAAATAATTGGAAAATTTATTTTAGAATACCCTTTACAGAGTATTTTGTGGGTAGAGAAATTAAATTGTGTTTATTCAGGAAAGTATTTGTCAATGGTGTATATCAATTTACTAAAATTTAATTATGAAATGTGATGTATGTGAAAAACGAGAGGCAAAATGGGAATGTCCATTTTGTGAAGATGAAACATATTTTTGTAATGATTGTAAGCAATCTCATGATTGGTGTATGGAGTACAGAGATATGATTAAACTAGATTAACTATTATCAATTACCTAAACAATATTAATTATGAAAAGAATAATAGATACATTACCGAAGCACATGATTAAAATAGGTGAGTATCATATCGGTGAAATGGAAGATGGTAAATTATGGATTGAGAATATGGATGGAGAGGGAATGGCTACGAATAAAGAATTTCTGATTATCCCGATAACTCATAAATTTAAAAATGAGTATTGATTATTTCCAAAGATTTTTGCAAGCATATGATGGGGATTCAAAAGAAGTTCGAGAGCAATTAAACAATGCGATTATGAGAGAGAAGATGACACCAATGGTTGTTGCAGATTGGCTTCTGGAGGGGCTTGAGTTTAATAACAGAGCAGAGATTGAGGACTGCCTAAAGATAACTCAGTTAAAGATATATCGCCAGATGGAATTAAATAATCTCAGAACAGTAGTAAAAGGATATCTTGAAATGCCTGAAATAATAACGGATACCAGAATAGCCAGTATTATGCGGAGGATATACGAATTAATACTTAACAAATACTCAAGTGGCAAACATGAGCTTACAAAATTATGAAAATCACACTTGAATCAGAATATGGAACAGCGACAGTAGAGAGAGATGTTGTTGCCTTGCCAGAGGTTATAGAGGATTTAATTATACCTGTACTATTGGCACATGGATTTCGGCAGAAAAATATAGATGAACTACTTAAACTGGATATATAACTATATCAACTATTTATAGATATATGCTTCATAACATCAATTATAGCTTGTACTCCCCTTTCTCTCATTTTAATCATATCATCAGGATTATTAATAAACCCCATTTCTAATAATAATTCATGTGCTTGCGTATGAAGGATGTAAAGCTTACTTGAGTACTTAACCCCCCTGTTCACCATTCCAAGAGTATCTGACGCAATTCTACACGCTTTTTGAGCATTTATACGGGAATCAATATCTGCATGATTTACCCATATTTCAAATCCATTGGAATGTTCACTTTTATATCTATCGGAATTTAAGTGAATTGATACAACCCAGTCAATATTATTTTTTTCAATCCATTTCTTTTTTTGATATAAATCATAGATAAATGGGCAAATCAGAATTTTCCCAGTTCCATCATATTGATATCCAGCTCGCAAAGCTAATTTTTCAGCTTCATGGTGCTCATTTATAATAGGTTCATCTGGATATTTCAAATCAATCCTATGCCTTACATTTGTACTAGGCAAAGCCCCTGTATCTCTCCAATGGTACCAAAATGCCCTGTGGTGTCCGGCAATTAAAGCTATGTTCATGATATTGTTTTATGAATAAATATTGGAAGGCAATAATTGTACCTTGTGTGCAAAATGATAACCTGCTATGCCAGAAGTAGTGCCCTGATAAGTATAAAAATATGGTATTCCATCAAAAGCATGGAATGAGTCAAGTGCCTCTCCTGTTGTAGTAATAAAAGCAAGTGTTTGAGTTGCCTGTAAGGTTCCACTGGAGTCATGCCTCCGTATTTTATTATCTGAACTACTATAACCATATAAATTACCTTTCCTATCTGCTGATGCACTGCTGAAATGCGCAGTAGTTGCTCCACATGTTATTTTACCTGCCTGAGTCAATGTTGTTCCTGAAATTGTAAATTTTTCAAAAATATGCAGGCTTGATGCAGTATCACCTCCATCATTATTAAAATACAAAGCTGTTCCATCACTTATCATTCTTGTAGGGGCTGCGGTCGTACCCAACGTAGTAACAGTCATCTGTGTAGATGAAGTTAAATCCTGCGCAGCATATCTATATACCCTTGTATTATTAGAGGCATCTGTCATTCCTACATATATATAGACCCCTATTTTTGCAGTACCTATTATACTTGTTGCAGTTGCCCATTCTGTAGTTACATCTCTATTCTCATTATCCCCTCCTGCTGTTTGGTCATGTACCTCAAAAGTTGTACTCCCCGAACCTATAGATTCTACAATATAATCAACATCATCAGAGAAAGTTGCACAATTGTATCGTGATGAACCCCCTCCTGTTTCACTACTGAATACAAGGAATCTGGGCGGTAATAATGCCCTGTATCTTAAATCATTTATTATATTATTATATTGGACAGCAGTTGCATCATCTCCTGCTGATACTTCTGAACTTGTTAAAGACATATCTAATTAAGGTTAATTATTAATCATTTGCGAAAGTAAGTTGAAAACTGATTGTGATTGTTTCACTGGCTGATACTGTCACATTAGCTGCTACTCTGGAAAATAATGTGCCACTATCCGCTGCAGCACTTGCTGTGGCTGTATTACCATTCCCGAATAAGCCAAACTCCCTATGGGTTCCTGTTGCCTCTGTAGCTGCAAAAAAGACAACCACATTTGCTACTGCTCCTGAAAAAGATGTGGAGCCAGCAAGCTTACGTGCCACTTCTGTTTGTAAGGTTGAATCCCCAAGCGCAGGGGCTGTTGTACCACTACCTACAGCTATATAAAGGTTATCCCCTATATCTGTAGAGTTATCACCACTCATCTGAGCTGCAAAAGCAGTAAGCCCAGTTGTAGGGATTAAATTTTTATAATCATAGGTACGCTTTAATTTACCTGTATTTGAATCGTGTATTTCCACATGGTAATGCCCACATAAATTTAATGACTGTTGTTTATTCATATTATTATTATATTATAAAATTAAGACCATGAAAACAAACTCCAGCGAGTTACACTCGCAGCAGTAGTCTCCCATTTAAAAGGTGGGGTAAACACAGTTTCCTCATCTATTACATCAGCTATATCTATCCCTTCACTTTGCCTATTATCATCAACTGCACTACTTGCTGTATCAGCAATTTCAATAATTTCAAAAGCATCTCCTATATTATCAATCCTTGCATCTTCCTCAACATCAAGTTTACGTCTGCTTTTTAATAATTGCTGTAAAAATTCCATCATTCCGAATAATAAACTACTAGCAGTTATCTTAAAAAAATTCTCCCCATTCTCAATTTGAGATTGCTGTATTTTTTGTATTACAAATTCTTGGTCAATATTCCTAGCACTTGAAGTAGTATCAGTAATTTTAATTAATTGCCCTGTCTCTAATCCTTCTTGGTTTGTGGTAAATGTTGCTGTAATAACAGCATTTGCATATTTATTTAATTGTGCTTCTGCCACTTTTCTGGCTTCTGCTATTGTTTTAACAGTTCTGTCCACTATAGGCTGACCATCAAATATCCCATCTGAATATCCTAATATAGTCTGCATATTGACTATTGATAAATTTTCACTACGTTGTACAAGTATTGGGAATACCTCATTATATCTAAACATTAAAAATTCACCAGATGATATTGTTGCCTCTCCTTCCGCACTTCTGATTGATTTTTCATTAAAATTAGACATATAATCATTCCCTGCCTCTGCATCCAATCCTTCAACTCCTACATTCTGAGCAACAAAAGTTGAAAAAGTATCACCATTAGTTTGTGCTGTTACTGCATCAACTGTAAATGTATTAGCATCTGCTGAAGTTAAAACTTTACGAACTGCATTTGAGCGTGTTCTATTGACAATATAATCCCCAACAGCCAATCCATGCCCTGTTGCCTTTACTGTTGTAGTTGTTGTTCCTGCCTCCATAGTATCTGTAACGCTATTGTTATCAAATTCTACCTCTAAATTTTTAAATTTATTCTTTAATATCCACTCCCTTTTAATGCTATCTCCTTCAACTACCTGTGAATATTTATCTTCACTTACTTCATCACCTCCCTTAACTACCTGTCTATTAATTAATCTACTTACATCTTCTGTTATTTGTAAATTATTAAAATTATCAGATGTTTCAGTTAAATCAAATGGGGCTTCCTGCTTTATATTAGGGAATAAATGAATATTCCTATTATAATCTATATACCAATACCAATTTAATTCATCAGAGAGCCTCTGAAGCACCTCTGTGGGTTTAATTCTTGGAATCCTAAAATCATCAAAATCAGCAGAATCTTCTACATAAGGATAATGTCTAAAAAATTCTTCTTCTAAAATACGAATACCATCAATTATAAGATTGCTACTTGCTGTCTCTGTTATTACTATTGCAGTATAATCAACTGCAGTCCAAACGGGTGTACCAGTAATACTTGCATCCTTCATATTACCATGCGCAAACACGAAATTATTATCTGTTGGTGTAAATGTTATTGATGCATAATTAGAGCTATCTGACCCTATATGTAAATCAAAAGAAGTTATTTTTGTGCTATCTGCAGGCTTATACCATAAAGCCATTACACCTTTTGTTGGAGTTCCACTAGCTATTCCTGTAAAGCTAGATATATCTACACTTGTTGGTGTTGCAGAAAATGTGGCTGTACCACCAGAATTAGTCCATGGAAAAGTCCCCGCTGTATCACCCTCTTTAAAATTAGTTGTGTCAATATTAGGATTATCACCATCCCCACTTTCTATCCACTCAGCCCTTATAGCAGTAGCATTAGCATACTCCATATCATCAATAATTTGATTCTTATTAACTGTCACATTACAAAAATCATTTACAATATATCTTGCATCCCTATCTTCATAAGTATCATTTAAAAGCTTCTTATCAAAAACACGAGTATAATCTAAACATTTAATTTGATATTCCAAATTTGGAAGTTTAGATATATTCCTATCCTTGATATCAATAATATTTCCAGCAAATTTTAATTTACCACATAATTCACCTTGAGCAGGAATGTTACCAAAATTAGCGGTAAATGTGATTTTAAGATTACCGCCATCATCTGTTAATGTAGATACTGTGCCACTTTCCTCATCTGATTCATTTATAGCAATATAAACAGTGTCGCCAACTCTAAATAAATTATTATCAAGATTACTCTTATATGTTTTTTTAAGAGTTACTGAATTAGCTGTAGCACTATCTATTTCATGTCCATCAAATATTCTAATTTCTTGATATTGAGTTGGTGTAAAATCAAATACCTTTAACTTTGCAGAATTTACTCTTTCTTGTAATTCATCCAATATGATAATTGAATTTCTGACCACACTGGAAGTCCTGTCTGTGCCATTTATAAAAGTAAACATATTTTTATATTATTCTATATCGCCACATTTCCTGCTAATTGCCTCACTATCATATCCCCCATTTTTTCAGCAAATGATTCCTCACCTATCATGGTATCTATATGGATATTAACATTACTACCTCCTGTTGGTACTTTTGGGATTATAGTGCCATTTGTACTAGGTACAAATAATTCTGGTCGCTTTTCACCTACAATATAAGGTTGTCCTGCAGTTACTGAGCCACCATTTGCCCTATATTGTCCGTGATTAATACCATTTACACTTGAACTAGCACCTGCCCTAGTCTTATTCAATCTTTCAAATAGAAGTATCATTGATCCAACCAATTCTTGAGTATCTTTTAATTGCTGTGTTAATTGATTTTTATAATCTCCTGTGGNNTTTTCCATATCCTTTTTGATGTCCTTATTTCTATCTATTACTATTTTGATGATGTCTCTTGCCTGAGCCCCAGTTTTTAATGTTTCCTGTTTAATTTGTTCAATCCTTTCATTAAAAGCAAGTTTGGCAGCAGCCCTTGACTTATTAAATGATTCAATAGCTTTTTCAAGTGTGCTTAATGAATTTACTCTTTTAACTTCTGCAACTTCATTATCAAATCGTTTTATCAATTCTGCATTATTTCTCTGTGCCTCTAATTCAGCATCCAATGATGATTGAACCTGTCCTAATTCTTCTGCTATACTAAATTTTTTATTTGCATTTAATTCAGCTCCATATTGCTTTGTAAGTTCTGCTCTTTTTTTCTGTAATTCTATTACCTTATTTTCACTCTCTACAATTGATTTTGCTAAATCTTGTCTATCATCTTTTTCTTTTGAAACATAATCTCCTACTAATTGCTGGATTGATTTTTGGATTGATTCAATCTTATCTGAAACAGACTGAACTTTATTATATATCTCTTTAAAATCTTTAACTGCACTTGAAGCTAAATTCTTTATAGAATCTTTTGCTTTAGATGCACTTTTCCCTACACCCTCAAATGCTTTATTTATTTTATCACCACTTGCTTGAGTTAATTTTGCAAGCTGCTCTGAACTAGCCATAGATTGATTTACATTACTTTGAAATTGTACACCAAGAACACTTAATGCAGTCGCACGATCAATTGATGATTTTTCCATCAATTTATCATATTTAATTTGATTTTCTGCAGTCAACTGATATTGAGCTCTATCCTCTGATAAGCGATAATCTACTTCAGCAAACATACTTTTAACACCATTAGCCCAATAACGCCACTCAATATAATTTTTATGTATTTTAGTGTTTAATTGTATTAATGAATCTCCTAATGCACCTAAAATAGTTGATAAAACATCTGCTGCAACACCTATATCATCACTCAAGACTTCACCATTTGTTTTTCCTGTTTCATTTAATGTGTTAAACCATGTATTTACATTTTTTACTTTCTTAGTTAAATCTGGCAATATTTTATCCCCTAAATCTTTCATTACTTTATTAAGATTATTCTTCATAATCTCATATTGGAATTTTGTAGTTTTACTTTGGTCTGCAAATGCTTTATTAACCGCATTAGAACCACTTTTCATATCAGCAAGAGTCTTGCTGTATATACCATTTTGTTTTCCTAATAGTGATGTTATTGATAGCAGTGCTTCTTTTCTCCCTACTGCAGATGTCTCACTTATATGCAGTGTGTTCTCTGCTTGTCTTACTCTATTAAAGGCATTAACTAGTCCTCCACTTGATTTAATTAATTCTGTGCCTGACACAACATTCAATTCCTTGAATATTTTTTTCATGTTGGTGCTAGGTTTTATTAATGAAAAAATAGCTGCTCTCACACTATTTTGAGCTTCTGAAGCTGGGATTCCTACTGCAGTCAATGCAGCTGTCGCTGCTGACATCTCCTCTAAACTTACACCAGACTGTGAAGCAATTGGTGCTAATAAACCAAAAGAACTAGATAATTGTGATATTGTATTTTTACCATACTTTACAGTCTTAAACATTATATCAGATACTCTAGCAGCATCATCTGCACTCAGCCCATATGCATTTATTGCAGAAGTAACAATATCCACAGATTGTTTTGCATCACCCAAACCAGCTACACCTAATCTTGCAGATTGTTCTAATACTTTCAATGAATCAGCTGTATTCGTAATTCCTGCTGATACCACATCATATAATGCTTCTGATAACAAAGAATTTTCTACTGGCACCCTTGAACCGATTTTTAAAACCTGATTCCCATATTCTTTTAATTCCTTCTGGCTCTTATTCAATAATGTATTTATGTTAGCCATCTTGGATTCAAATTGTGCAGCAGTTTTTATTGATTTGCTGACAAAAATACCTGCAGCTGCCACAGATGCTGCGATGGCTGCTTTGCTTAATGTTCCTAATTTTTTACTAATTTTACCAATAGAATTGGATGCAGTTGTTCCCCCTTTCACCACAGTTTCTAATATTAATTTTGTGCTTGTTGCTGCCATTTTTAATTGATTAAATTATTTTGTATAATT